CTTGTAGGCACAGTTGTAACCATAAATTTTTTATCTTTAAAATCTGCTTCTACAAAGTTTGAGTTAGTGATCGTAGAAAAATTATCTAATAATATTATATCTTGTGCAGATATGTTGTGTGCACTAGAAAAAGTTATTGTGACCTCAGCTGATCCGTTGGTCGTGGTAAATGCACTTGTAAGCGTGGTTGTGGACTTGATAGGGTGTATGTCATAATACACACCTCCAGAGAAAGCATATAAAATTCTGTTTGTACCAATGATTGCGTATTTTCTAGCTAAACTATTTACGAAATGATGTAGTCCTCGACCAGCTCCTGTAAGATTACTGTCTCCTAGTTGCTTCCAACCACCTATTTTTTCTGGAATACCATAACGAAATCTGACATTATCGCAGTCTGTCCATTGACCTTCTGCTCCAGTGTCCGTGATTTGTTTGTTTATTCCTGGCTGAAAACCTATCTTTTGTAACATATAACCTCATTATATATTAAAAGGCCCAGCTTACAAACGAGTATCGCGTGCCTTTTGTCGTCTCTCTAACCTCATGTGGGTACATAAAATTAGAAGGAAACAGTAGTATATCACCCGTTTTTAACTTAATTTCCTCTCCTCTGCAATAGAATTCAGAGCCCTCGTAGTCTTCATTTAGATTGGCTACAATGGATACTATGGGCACTCCTTTCATTTGACCATCAAATATACTGTGTATGTGATCATAGTGTTCTCTCATCATAGTCCCTACTTGATATCTATTAAAACGTATGGGACTAAATTTTGTGAGCCATGGTCCTTGAGTCTTTTCTCCTGGCCAACTGTGCTTCTCTTGATATTTATTTAATGCCTCTACAAGAAAAGGTGTAATCTTTGCTTGTTGTTCTTTAGTAGAATTCATTACATCTAATTCTTTTGTGGGCTCTGATGTCATCGTCCCCATGGCATAATTATTCCATTTATGTTTCTCCCATATTTTAGTGTTGCATTCATCTACTAATGCCTCACATAGTTCTTTTGGTATAGTATTTACTACCATAATATAATCTTTAATTGTGCTCATTCATCATCCTCCTTATATCTAAATGTGTTAAACTTTGCTCTGATCCCAATGCATCTATACTGAATGTATTAAAAGATATACTAATTCTATCTTCATCACTTTGGTTTATAGGCACGCTGTGTTTTAAAGAAGATGGAAACAATATTAACTCACCTGGTTTACAAGGTAGCATAAAGGATTCTGCAGTTAGATTATTATATTTAATGGGGTCTAATTTAACACCATCTTGTCTTTCTTTTGAAAACTGTATTGGTGGTAATTTTTCATTTATTTGAAAATACATCACGCCAGATATTATACTATTTGGATGCACGTGCTCGTGGTGTCTAGAACCTTTTGGATTTCTGTTTGCCCAACATTGTGTAATTATTAGTCTTTGTTTTGAGTTTAAAACATTTGTTGTAAATTTATTTACAGATTCTCCTAAAAAATTTTTTATGCTTTTTAATTTTTCTTGACGCAATAAGTAAGAATCATCAGATCTAAAATTACCATTGTCTTGTTGTCTACGATAACTAAGAGTTTTTAAATATGCTAACTCTTCATCAATTGGTTCTGTATAAGGCACAATTAGTAAAGGTATTGCAAATAGTTGTAGTAGTTCTTCTTTCATTACATCCAAACGTTACATTGTTTATATTTGTTAACTATGCTTTCTGGTAGCATTTTATAAGCATCATATTCTGTCTTTGATATAACATCTGTTTTAATTGTATGCAACCCTGTACCAACCACGGTGTCATCATAATTCATATTGTTTACTTTAAATTGATTTAAATTAGTAAAATTATGCTTGTATTTAGGTATTTCTAAAAAATCATAAACACCATCAATTATTTTTTCTGGGTCTTTTACAAAGTCATTATAGTCAATTATATGATACATATCTTTAGGTTGATGATCTAATAAATGTTTTATACCTATTAGCTCTTTGACTATTACCCCATCATTATTCATTAACATATGACACTTCTCTTCTGTGGTTTTAGCCCAATAATTATTTACATAAGATGTAGGTTCTCTTTCAGACCATCTTATCAAAGACCCTAAAACTTCTACTACATCTCTTAATAAAACTATTATTTTAATATTTTTTCTTATTTGTTTTATATTTTTTAAATTTATTGGCATACCCCAAGGTGCTCTATCTATAATATACTTGTAATCCCAATCTTTATAATAATTGTTAAAAACTGATTTTACTACATTGTCAAAAGATTTATGATCTGGGTAATTTAAAAATACGTCTGTATTTTTAAGTTCAAACAACTCACCTATCATGTCGGCACAAATGCTATTAGCTGTCGCTGCAACATCAGGGTTTTGGTTCATGATAGAACCAAATAAAGTATTTCCAGATCGTGGCAAACCACTAAGAAAAAATATATCTTTCATGTATAGGATAATACTATATTTTACGAGCTTTGTAAACCACCATGTGAATCTGAAAAACCTGAAACTGCTGAACGACCTGTTGATAAATCTCCAAAGTCTGTTGCGTTACCAGTTGTTGCTATAACCACTTTTTCAACAGTTGCTCTATCTGGTGCTGCTCTTCCGCCAAACACACCTCTAACATTATTGCTAAGACCTATACCCACACTATCTACTCCTGGAGTCACCGCTGGGTCTCCAAAATCAGTAGCGTTACCAGTAGAGCCAATAGTGATATAATCAATTACTGCGGATGCTGATGGTTGATTACCACAATAAAATACACCTCTAGTTGAAGATGAACAACCACTTAAATATCTTCTTGCTTCAGTTAAATCTCCAAAATCAGTAGCGTTACCAGTAGAAGATATTGTGATGTATTGAATAACGTTTGAATTACCAGGATCACTACCTCCTGCTGATATACCTCTAGTAGGGCTTGCACAACCTGCATTATCTCCTAGAGCACCTAATAAATTTCCAAAATCAGTCGCATTACCTGCTGAGGCTATAGTAACGTAGTCCATAACATCACTTCTTGAAGGATTCAAACCTCCCATGACTACACCTCTGGTTAAACTTGAACATCCAGACTGTCTTCTTCTAGCTTCAGTCAAATCTCCAAAGTCATCCATATTACCTTGAGATACCATCTCAAGAGACATTATTGTGTTTACGTTTGCACTACCGTTATAACCTCCACTACCAACACCTCTAGTCGAACTAGAGTGACCAGCTTGACTTTGCAGTCCTGATGCCACTTGTTGTAGATCTCCAAAGTCTGAAAAATTTCCATCTGTTGGAATAAAACACATGTCAATTATATTAGTCATGCTTGGAGATACACCTCCAATTACAAAACCTCTTCCTGATCCAGGCATGTAATTTACTGATATAGGCTGTAGATCAGGTGTTCCACCATGACCATTAGTTTGTCCTGCTCCAGTAGCAGAGGCAATAGACAAGTCACCAAAGTCTGTTGCATTACCAGTTGTTGCAATGGTAACTTCGTCTATCCCTGTTACTAAACTTGGAGTATACCCACCACCAAAAAATCCTTTTATTCTATTTGAAAAACCACTGATGTATCCTTTTCCAACCGTTAAGTTTCCAAAGTCTGTTGCATTACCAGCAGAGTTCGCTGTTATAAACTCTATAGTGTCAGTGTATCCTGAAGGTTGTTCATATCCTCCTGCAGCGATGACTCTTGTAAAGTTTGCTGCCGCACCTCTATTTCTTCTAGTGACTGTGCAATCTCCAAAGTCTGTTGCATTACCTAAACTAGCATAATTAATAACATCTATGTTATTAATTTGATTACTACTTGGGGTTATACCTCCAAGAGTAAAACCTCTGGATAGAGTTCCAGATGAAGCTCCTGAAGCTTTACTTGTCGTTAAGTCACCAAAATCAGGTGCGTTTCCTTCTGAAGCAATATGCACATAATCTATTCTATCTGTATAACTTGGAGTTTTACCACCATAACAAAATGCTCTAATATCTGAAGAAGAGCCTCTAGTATCTCCTACGCTTTGAGACAAGTCTCCAAAGTTAACTGTGTTTCCAGTTGTTATTATTGTAACAAAATCTATTGTGTTATTAGCACTAGGTGCATACCCACCCATGTAAAGTCCACGAATAGTATTTGAAGTATTATTAGTTGTAGCTTGTCTAGTTGTGCTTAAATCTCCAAAGTCTGTTGAAGCTGACGATGATATAGTATTAATAAGATCAATAGTATTTACAAGTGATGGTGTTATACCTATCGCATGAGCACATCTAGTTGAGTCTCTAAAATTAACATTAGCTCTTTGTATATCGTAAAATGTTTTTGGAGTGTATTTTTTATTTGAATTAGACATTATTGTAATCCTCCGTGTGATCCTGATGAACCTGAGGTTCCAGACCTAACAGCAGTTAAATCTCCAAAATCTGTTGTATTACCTGTTGATCCAATGGTAACATATTGAATAGTGTTTACAATACTTGGAGTGTTACCACCTAACATGACACCTCTTACATTATTAGAGGTACCGCCTGATGTTTGAAGATTAGTAGACGTATCACCAAAATCTGTAGCATTACCTGTTGAGGCAGTCGTTATATATTGAATTACATCAACACCAGATCCTCCAAAAACTACACCTCTTGTAGAAGAACTAAATCCTGCGCAATATCTATTAGCGGCAACTAAATTTCCAAAGTCTGATGCGTCACCAGAAGATGACATTGTTATGTAATCCATAGTATCTGTATTTCCGCCTGGTCCTCTTCCTCCACAAAAAACAGCTCTGGTTGGACTACATACACCAGCCGCTGATCGTAAACCATCTGCAATAGATCTGTCACCAAAATCAACAGCGTTACCCATTGATGGTATTGTTATCACTTCAATTCTATTTACAGCTCCTGTTCCAGTCACATATCCAGGTCCATAAAAACCTCTAACTTTATTTGACATAGTTCCTTGAGTAGTTTGACCTCTTGCAAGAGTAGAATCTCCAAAGTCAGCCATATTACCTTTTGTTGAAAAAACTGTATATTGAATTACATTACTCATACCTGGAGCGTTGTCTCCGTTTCCATAAACACATCTAGTTGTATTAGAAGCACAGTTTCCATCATAAACATTGCTTGTTGTATCTCCAAAGTCTGATGCATTACCAGTAGTAGATATTTGTATTTGATCAATTATATTTGTCCCTGATGGAGTAGTCCCTCCCACAGAAAGTCCACGATCCGTGTGCCCTGATCCACTGCCTCCTATTATATCTATATTAGAACCCATACCACTATGAGAACTACAATAATAATATAATATAGTTGGTGTAGCACTTGTAACTTCTATTTGTGTGTATGCCCCAGAGCTTCCTGGTGTGCCTGCTGTTGTAACTCCAGTTGTATACTCAGATCCAGAGTTGTGTGTACCATTTGATGTTTCTGAAAAACGTAAAGGATGCCCATTGTTGGTGCTATCTGCTTGATCAAACTTGTAAGTCCCTCCAGGAAACAAAACAACGTATTGCTGTGTATTACCATCAATAGCATACTTGTTTCCGCCTGAGTCGACAACTGTAACTTTATAATCAAATGTTAATGATCTAGCCAATTAAACCTCCATGTCCGTTTGATGCAGAGTGAGGAGAGTGTGTAGTCTCTATTAAATCTCCATAATCTATTGCATTACCTGTTGACGCAATAGTTACATAATCCATTGTATCTACTCTAGAAGGAGTAATACCTCCAGCGAAAACTGCTCTTTCAGAATTAGATACAGCAGCTACTAATGCTCTAGTTGAAGTTAAATCACCGAAATCTGTCGCATCACCTGTAGTAGCAATTGTTACGTATTGAATTACATTTTGTACTGAAGGTGCATACCCTCCACCAAATAATCCTCTTGTTGATGAACTAGTCCCCGCTTGTCTGTTAGTTGCAGCTAATAAATTACCAAAATCTGTTGCATTACCTGTTGAGGATATAGTTATGTAATCCATAATATCTGATAGTGCATTTCCTGGATTAGTTTTTCCACCACCAAAAATAGTTCTTGTACTACTAGAAAAACCTTGACCATCACTTCTAGCAGCTGTTAAATTTCCAAAGTCTGCAGCGTTTCCTATTGTTGCTATTGTTATGTAGTCAATTGTATCTAAGTTATTTGGAGAATAACCTCCACCAAAAACTCCTCTAGTATTATTAGATCCAGAAGCTCCACCTCCAGCTCTAGCTAAACTTAAATTTCCAAAATTAGCAGCGTTTCCTAAAGTAGAAAATGTAACATAATCTAGCTCTCCTGTTGATCTAGGAGATGCTATGTTACCATTTCCAAAAACACCTCTTATTTTACTACCAACTCCTTGACCAAAATCTGTTGCTCCGTGAAATAAATTACCAAAGTCATTAGCATTTCCTGTAGATGAAATAGTGATAAAATCTATTGTAGCTTTTCTACTACCATTATTACCACCTGCAAATAATCCTCTATCCCCACCAGCTTCGTTAAATGGTAATGGTCTTGTTCCCATGTATCCATCGTTTAATCCGCCGTGTGTGTTACTACAACCAGCTCCTGAATATACTCCCAAAGATAAATCACCAGCGTCAACAGAGTTTCCTCCTGTTACTATATTAAAAGTTTCTATAGCATCTTGTGAACTAGGACTTAACCCTCCTGCTACGACTGCTTTAATAGAGTTAGATGCTGCCGCTAGTCTTCTTTTAGCTGTGGTTAAATCACCATATTTTACAGAATTACCTTGAGAAGCTATTGTTATAAATTGTATGTCATCTGTATGTGTTGGAGTAAATCCCCCTGCATAAACTCCTCTAGTTGAACTAGCTAAATTTCCAAAAGACATAAAATCTAAAGATGCGTTTAAATCTCCAAAATCAACAGCATTACCTGTTGTCATAATTTCTACAAAATCTATAATATTTTGATTGCTTGGCGATTGTCCTCCTGCAAAACAAGCTCTTGTGGGACTAGACACACAACTTAAAGCTGATCTTCCCGTGGTTAGATCTCCAAAATCTGTTGCGTTACCTGTGGATGCCATGGTGGTATAATCTATTACATTTGAAATGGAAGGGACTTGATCTCCTCCAGCTACGACTGCTCTTATAGAATTAGAACTTCCTGCAGGTGCTACTGTTGATTGTGTTAAATTACCAAAATCTGCTGCGTTACCTTGAGTTGAAAATGTAACATAGTCTATTACATTTGATGCACTAGGAGTATTTCCTCCTGCCCACATGCCTCTAATAAAAGAAGAATACGAAGCCATCTCACCTCTAGCTACAGTTAAATCTCCAAAGGATGTTGCATTACCAGTTGATGTAATATTAGTTTTTTGAATTACAGGTGTAAAAGAAGGCACACCATTACCGCCACCAAATAAAGCGTCTGAATTTGAATTTGGCCAATACCCACCCATTACCGCGTCATAGACTTCACGCAGGTTCCAAACGCCTGATGCGTTATCGAGTTGCGGGTAGTTAGCCATTTACTAACCTATCTTTTTAGACCAGATATATGTGGCTGCTTGTGTTTGATCAAACGGTACAGTTGCATCTGGATCTTCAGAGTTAATGTCTCTTTCAGTCCAAGTAGATGTGTAAGTATCTAAATAAGTTTTTACATCTGCCTCAGTTGCAAGTTCACCAAGTCCTACTTCACTTGAACCATCAACTGTTGCACCAATCATAACTTCTTCGTTTGTAGGATAGTATCCTCCATCTTCAATCCAAGAAGGGATTGTTGTGCCACCGTCTAATTTATATTTGACTATCTTGTTTGCCATTTGGTTTCTCCTTATTATCTAACAGTTTAGTATTGAGCGACTCTTCATCGTATAGCTTAAAC